AAAAAAAGCTTGTTTACCAAGCGTTGTACTTCTCTACTAAATCATTAACTACTACAATACAATTCGACGGTCGAATTGTTGCACCATATTCAATAACTCCTTCCGCTGGTGTTGGTGTTGACATTTCTGTAATGTTACATCCACTCATTATGAAGAATGCTTCTTCACTTCCAGTAGTTTGAGAAACTTCTAACATACAATTAAATGTACTACCACCTTGATAGTATGTATCGTATAGCGTTCTAGCCCATTCCGAAGTTGCATCTAAAGTTAATTCAAAAGAATAATCTCTATTCTCTGGAATTTGTCCAGCTGCTACTTTACTTCCATTCAAATAATGTTTAGTTGCTAAATTGTTATTAATAGTCCATGTGAAATCTTTTACTTCATCTAAAGTTGTACCACTTGGTACGTGTATTTGACAATCACTAAAGATGTACGGTCGTGTAGAATCTTTATCTTTGATATTACTAATATCTGTTGTTTTACTTCCAACACTTACACTTTGACCTTTATAACTTACTTCACAATTTACTGGCTCACCTTCTGTAGCACTTATACTAACACTATCAACGGTACAACCACCGTATGTTCTTACTAAATTATTTCCATCACTTAGTTTCTGTGCATCTTGTACAGTAAAGCTAGCAAATGGATTTAATGTTCCTGATGTTGCTACATAAGAATCATCACTATTTGCTTCAACTAAATTATGTAAATAAGGACTTGGACTTCCTGAGTCTACCATTGAACCCATAGCGAATCCAACCATCTTCCAATCTTGAGGATGGAAAGTTAATGTACCTTCATAGTCTTTTGTTGAATTAATATACTGACCAACGTTCCTATCACCTACACCAACATATCTTTCTTCGATGTAATTAACAGATTCTCCGGGGTCATGTGTTTGTACTAATCCAATCCAGTTACCACTCGTTCCTGTTTTAGTTGCGTATGTTCCTGATTCGTAGAAAAATGTTACTTGCGCATCATTCCCTACATATATACCCATATTTTTTTACCTCCATATTAATTTAATTATGACAATATCGTAGAGTATTCAAAATTCATTACCATTGACTTTGGTTTTTTTGAACCCTCCTCTTCAATCGGAACTGCAGAAGTTAATCTAAATCCATAGATTTTTTCTTCATTTGTACCATTTGCACCATATTGAATTTGTCGTAATCTGTCAACTACTAAGCTAGTTAAACCATCTTTTTCTTTTTCATTTCTAGCCCACACTCTAATCTCTACCATTAATGTAGCCCATTGTTGTTCAGATGCCATTCCTAGACTTCTTGTATCTATATCAACTGCTTTAAGTGTTATAATTGGATATCTTACATCTACTTCTGGATAAGATGTCATAACAAAACCACTTCCTCTACTAAGAGGGTCTGTTATATTTGTACGTAAGTCATTACGTAAGAATAGGATAATATCCTTAATAAATGTGGTGCTACTTATAGTCATTTTTGGTTTCCTCGCTTGGATTATACTAAACTCGCTTGCTTAATATAATAAAAATAAGGGTAAGTTATTTAAAAAGGTTATAATAAATATTATATTATTTATAGTTTATTTAAATCGGCTTGTATAAAGGAATTTACTTTAGATTTATTCCTATTAAGTGAATTCTGAAAATGTCGTCTTGGTGATATTCTTGAAGTTCCATACTCTAAATATTTTGCATAATCAACATCACTGAATATAGTAGCAGATTCTTTACTTGATTTACTTTTAACACTTCCAAGAAATTTTCCTGTATCAACACTTGTTGGTTCTGCATTTCTTCCTGCAACAGATTGTTTAACTTCACTTTCAATAAATAAAGCAACCTTATTCATTGCTGATGCAATTAACATTTCTGATTGCTTATTTTTTGCTGCTAAATATAAAGTAGTTTTAGGTATTCCCTTAATTTTAAAAGAAATTGTCATTAATACACACTTCCGTTTTGATGATATCTAATATATATTTTCTTATAAACATCTTCATTAGAAAGATTTAAGAGTTTTACCCCGTCCGGAATGATACTATAATATTCTGATGCCGGACTTCCTAGTCCAATTAATACATTGCCACTAACATCTACTGAGCCATTAATATAAAGTTTTTTATCCTTAGTTAGGAGTTTCCCTTGCTCCATTAATACAGCATCCTCACTCCCAAACTTATTTTTTATAGGTAAAAGAATCCCAGAAGTAAATGTAGTTCCGGATACTTGTGTATAAGTATATTCATCATCATAATCAGATGAACCAGCTGAACCAGTAAAAGAAGTAACTGTGATTTGTCTTCCGTATGGCATCAATGTATTCATACCATCTGTAAAAATATCTAAAGAAGTCATTTTATACACCCCATACTTTCTTGAATGCCATTGTATTTGTTAAGTCCTCTAACATGACCATTCCAATCTGTTTAAAAGAATCAGAAGCATCTTTATAATTTTGCTTACTGTTAGTAATTTTTAAATCATCAATCTGAGCCGATTGCACACTAATAGTTGCACCTATTATATCATATATTTGAGCTGTAGAAAGATTAGTAATAACTGGTTGATATTTTTCAGGCACTGCTGAATCATCAATATTAGTCCCAGTAAAGTTTTCAACAACTGCTGTTTGTTGAAATATAATATTATTCATGGTAGTACCACTTATAGATGTTGGAACATTTGTTGGTCCAACTATATTTGTAATATGCTCTGCAAACGACCCAATTGACCAAAGAGCTATTTTAATTTACCTCCAAAATAATTTTTCCAATCATTTCTTTTAAAATTTGTTTGCATATAACAACTAATACATAAACTTATTAAATTATCTTCATTATTATTTTTCTTGTTATAATCTATATGGTGTATTGATAGTTTTCGTACTAATTTCTTTTCAGAATAATTACATTCTTTACATTTAAATCCATCTCTTTTTCTTATTTTATGTTTAAGTGTTTTATTAAATTCTTGAGGGTATTCTTCGAATGATTTTCCACCTTTCCAATTTGAACCTTTTTTACCTTTTTGTCTTTTACTCATTAATTGTTTATATTGTGATGAATATTTTTTTCCTGTTGTTGGATTAATATATCCTTCATTATATTTTTTCTCCCATGTTTGTTTCATTTTTATTTTTGTTTCTTTTGGCAGAATATTACCTTTATGTTTATTACTATTTTTTAATAATATTTCATTTCCTTTTATAGTACCATATTCTTCTATTACAGAAATACCTTTACGATGACTTTTTTTACCTAATCGTTTTTTAATTTGATTGTTTCTATAATTACAATCTTTCCAAAGACTTTTTGTCTTTTCTCCGCGGGGCATTTAAACTCCTCTCCCTGTTACGGTTGTTGAATAAGTTGCTGCACCCGATACATAAGCTACTGATGTTCTTATATATGGAATATGTTGTTCATAATTAAATACATCCGATTGTATACTTGTGCCTGAAGTATATAATTTACTACCGAGTGTACTCCAAACTGTACTATCAGCACTTTGTTCGATTGTTACAATCCCACTAGTATTTGCAAGAGCTTGTGTGTATACACTTTTTCTTGTAATCCTTGAAATATCAATTGCACTTCCAGTAGTACTAACCACTACACTTCCTAAATTAATTTCATTAACTATATCTGCTATTACCATGTTGTCCTCCTTGTGTTATTTAATTATAATCCAACTGCAATCCAACTGAATTCGTCTGAAGCGTTTGCACCTTCTGTGTAAAAACTTCCTGCGTTAACGCTTCCTGCTGGAACCATTATTCCGTCTGTTGCTGTCAAATTAGTAACTGTGACTATTGGGGTACTTGTTGTACCAGATGTAAAAGCCGTTGAGAAAACTTTCCATAAGTTAGAACCTGCTGTTAGCGTTGAAGAACCTGCTTGTATACTCGCTCCATATACTGATGTCTTTGAACCTACACCAACTGAATGTAATGCACCTTCTGAATTTAAGTGAAAAGCATTTCCACTTGCTGCAACATCTACATAAAGATTTTGAGCAACCATTACTTGTCCATATATTGC